CTTCAGCTTCACCTTCATCCATCGGCGCGCCGCCGGGCTGGCTGAAGATTTTCTTAGCGATTCGGAACCCTGCCTCAGTGTTCCCTTCGCCCATAGCCGAGATTATGTCGGCAGGAATAACGTAAGAGCCTGATACCACATGCATAGGCAGATGGTCGGTCCTACCAGCGACCGGGCTGCGAATCGGTCCACTGTGCGTCTTTTCGGTCGTCACTTTTGGCGGCGGCGGTTTAATCTTTCCACCTTCCGCCCTTTTGCGCCGAGCCACATCAAGAGCAATGGCGACCGCCTGCTTCTGAGGACGACCCGTTCCCATAAGCTCGCTGATGTTAGCGCTGATGGTTTTCTGCGATGAGCCTTTTTTGAGCGGCATGGCTTACCCCAGCGAATAAGTGACGTTGATGGATTGACCCGTGCCCGGCACAACCACAAGACCATTTGTGAAGACAAGGCCGGCTGGTGAGATGCCGACCGTAGTTCCAACAACGCAAAGAGCCTGAGATGCAGAGTAGCCGCTGGTGGCGTTGTAATTGTAGATTGTTCCAGCCGCGCTGCCTGCAACGATAACATTCCACGACACCAAATATCCGCGCCCTGTTGCAATAACAGTCGGAGCTGTAATGGTCGCAGATGTATACGATCCCTGACCTCGAAGGAGAGCGTTAGTGTAGCCGTTGATGGCGACGACACCGTTCTTCTGAGTTGTCAGGATGTCGTCGAGAGACGCCATTAGAACTTCCCGTCAGGCTGGTAGCGGTATCGGATATTACCAATACGCCAGAATGTTCCAGAATCAGTGCTTTCAAGTTTGATCGATGTCAGCCTGCCCCTAAAGCGCGGCGTGATGTAGGTCGTTGCCTGCGTCATGGTATACGGGCCGTAGGCAGTCGGCGTCTGACCGGGATAGTCGGCAACATAAAACGTAAGGTTTACGTTGGCGTTTTGCGTGCCGCCAAAATAACCCCATTTCATGTCAGGCCAAACCTGATCGACAAACATCTTCAGATCGGCTTCATTCATTACGAAATAGCCGCTCTGGAAGCTCGAATACATAGCCGAGCCATCAGCATCAGGCGAAGTTTCGTGCTGGTAAATGTACTCGTTAGCGCCCGCGCCAATCGGAGGCCCAAGAACGCTCTCGTTAATCCATGCCGTGCGTGCGACATAGGGATTGTTGTTCGTGTCCTGACCATAGTCCCACTGGTCAAGTAGCACGTTGTATTTGATGTAGTGGCTGATCTCGCCGCCGTTGCTGTTGGTTGGGAACTCCCAACGCAGCTCTCCAAATCGAGAATTTGCGCCAAAGCGAATCTTATCAAGCGCGACCTGAGAGGTGTCGAGGTCTTGGAACACCACGTCCCAAATCGGACAGCGAATAGGTTCAACGCCATTCCCGGAAAGTTTGAAGAACTGGCTCTGCCCCATCCAGTAAACGACACCGTTCATTGAGCCGGCAGCCTTGCGACCAATCAGGCCGCAGCCGTTACCAAGTTCGTTGAACTGATAGACGTAGGGCGTGCCAACATACTGCATCGCCCACACGCCAAGATCAGTCCAGATCAGGCCCTGCTGCGGACCTTGAATGCCCTGAACGATTTTAGAGCCTTTCGGGATGCGGTAGGAGCCGGCCTGATTGGTCGGCGTGGCATACCAGACATCGTAGTTGTCTACGTCACACCAGCGGATCAAAAGCGGGTCGATGATCCCGGTAAATGTTGACCCATAAGCAATAATCTGTCTCTGCGGCATAGCGACAAACATGCCGTTGTTTGCCGGTGGCGCATTTGAGATGATTGATGCAACAGGATCATTAACAGACGGCGACCATTGGAAGATGCCGCCGCCATAGGGATTGGCGATAAATATCTCGCCCCAGTTGTCGAGCGACCAGTCAACAGCCGTGATTGGCGTTCCAGAGCCAGCCGGGCTAGGGGCAGGACCAGCGCCATAACCGCCTTCTCCATACCCGCCGGTGCCATAGCCAGAGTTGGGAGGCAACGGGCCGACGTTGTTAAAGTATTCAAACTTTACGTCGCCGCCGTTCATAAACGCATTAGCAGTCGATGTCGCAGAGTTTGCCGCTCTAATCACAAAGACGCTGGAGCTTGTGACGCTGATAACAGTGTAATTGCCAAATAGGGTCACACCGCCAACCGGAGTGGAAACCAGAACAGGGAACGTATCCCCTTCGAGATAACCGTGGTTAGCAAGCGTGACATCCACAAACGGGCTGTTTGCAGTTGTGTCAAACTCAGGGACAGCACCGCCAGATGTGACGGACGACGTAGCATACGCCGGCTCACCAAAGATATTGGTGGCGTAGATAGAATAGTTGCTAGTTCCTGTCCCTGTGCAAGGATACAGGCCGAACAAGACAAGACCGCCAACACTCACCTGTGTCTTGATGTAAACAACATCAAAACTATCAACCAGCGTTCCTTGGTCATCGACAATGACCACCTGATTGCTGCCGCTAGTGGTGGTGAAATCTACAGTTGCACTGACAGTAGTGGTCTGCGGAGTAATATCCGTAAGGCCGCCTGACTTAATGACATCAAGAGACTCTTCAGCCCCAACGCCAAGGTAGGAGTTAGAATTTGTGTCTTCCCAAGCCCAAAGACAGCGAACAATCGATCCAATTGAGTTTGGGTAATACTTCTGCCACCCGCCAAGCTTCTGAATCAGGCCGCCATAAGTGCGATCTGGGATAAACCGAACGAGCTGTGAGGTAGAAATCCCAGCCTCATTAAGGGCTGGGGTTTTGTTTTGATCAACGCCCGGAATGAGTTTGACACTAGCGTGGGGCATTTATCACCCCCGAGACGGAGAAGCGACAGGCGCAGGAGACTGCGATGTCCAACCAGACGCTTCAAACTTCTTGCGAGCCTCTTCAACCGCAGCGCCCTTCAGAAGGGTCTGATACTGGTTCTCGTAAGACTGCGCCATAGCCGGGTCGTCACTCTGGCGGCCAAAGTTCCGCTGGTAGCCAGACACATAAACCATGCTTGCCATGATGAAGAGGTCAGGCAGATAGAGGCTTATGAAAGTTGTCTGGTTGGAACTCGACAAGCTATCCGGGCGATACGTGCCGACAATCTCAACGTAATAGGGCTGATCTGGGAACGGCCCAACCAAAAAGAGATTGTCGTTGAAGGGCACGAAATACTTTGGCAAGCCAGTCACGGATGAGCCGCCATAAACCGCGTCCAAGAACTCTTTGGTCGTCGGAAGAAGCGGATTACGAGTGCCAGCGTTAGGATCAGTCTCGCCCGGTGGCGTGATGACGTTAATTTGCTCGCTGACAACAATCGTGCCCTGCGGGATCGTTAGCTGCCGGCTGCCGGAGGTGAACTGGTAGCCAGTGATCGACGTTGACGTAAAAAGAAAGTCAAGGTCACGATACATACGGTTTTCAGCGTAAGTAATCATCTGCGGAAGGATGGCTACAAACGCAGGATCACTTTCCTCGACAACAGCCAAGGTCGCGATTTGGGTTTTGTAGCTGGTCGTGCCAGCCACCGAACCATCGTAAGAAAGACCCGTTGTCATGTGATCCTCGCTAACGCCTTATTCTAGCACTTATTTGGCGTCATGGCACCAAGCCTCACGCTTGGCGTTATTGACCTTAATTTCACCGATTGTTTGATCGGTGTCTTTCTTAGACCAAGAAATATCGCGCCAAACAGCGCAAACTTTTGTGTTTGTGTTTTCAGTCCCGACGATGCCCGTCAGACTCGCGCAGCCGTTCAGGAGCAAGATTGACGGCACTAGCAGCATCCAGCGCATCTTTCGTCCTTTCTATAATATCAGCTTGAGCCTTAGCTTTCATGTCTTCAACGGCATCTGCTCTGATCTTAAAATAGACCCCAGCTAACGCTATAAAGACCACGCCACCGATAACGATGTAGCGCCCTAGAGGGCTGAAAAGCAGGCCAATCATGCGCCTTCCTCATCGAGCCTCTGTTTCCTGAAGTACCAGACCGCCCCCGCAGCCACCACGATGACGAGGCAAACAAGAGCCGTACCGCTCATCGCGGACAGGATGTCGCCGCCCTCTTTCACGATGGGCATGACTTCCTGCACGACCGCGATAGCGCCAGCGCCGCCCGCAATCACCGCGCCATTAGCCTCTTTGGACTGAACAATGGACTTCTTGGGAGCCGGGAGATCAGGCTCCGTGCGGGCTTCGTCGTTGCAGACAGGCTGGGCAGTCTCAAGACCGCGCCACAGCTTAACCTCGGCACGACGCCGACGAACCAGACCGGGAAGCTCTTTGCCGCCGCCGCGCGTCCATTTCATAAATTCTGCGGGAACTTCATCGAACTTCTCGACGTTGACCTTCTTCAGCAGCGTGGATTTCGCCAGCGCGCCTACACCGGCATTGTAGGCAAAATCGACCAGCGCATCGAATTGGCCTTGCGTAAGCTCAACTTTGACGAGCTTTTCTACGCCGGCTTCATACTGCACCATGTCGCGCTTAAGGATTTCCTCAGCTTCCGCCTTGGTAATTTCCATGCCGGGATTAACAGCCGGGCTGCCGGCAGCCGAGGTATGGCCGTAGCCAATGGTCCAAACGCCTGCCGGGCACTTGTATGCCTTCAGACGCAGGCCCTCAAACTCCTTAACCAGCGCCAATCCATCTGCCGACATCCTCATGGCAAAGCTCCTATTTCGTGATGTTGAAGGTCAGATTGGCGTGATCTGGATAGCTAATCAAAACCTCGCCTTCTGGGCATTTATACTTGATGCGCGCCAGCAGCGTAGCCTTACCGGGCGCGACCCGGTGCGGGTCTTCGATGGTGATCGCGTATCCAAACTTGTCTACCTTTTCGTTTGCCGGGCCGGAGAACGTCGCGATAGACGGGTTCGCTTTGTGAACGATGTAGCGAGAATCACGGACTTCCAGCCGAAATTGCTCAACTGAGCAGTCGTCCCTGATTTTGCGCCGAGCAGCCACCACGGCAAATTCGCCACTGGCAGGGCCGTCCGTGATGCTGAAATGCTCCGCAGACCACTCCAAAATAGGTTTGCGAAACAAGCCAAGCTTATCTGAGGCGGTATAGCCACCACCAACCATCGCAAACACAGCCGTGACCGCGCCAACCGATTTGGTAATGCGGTCAACGTCGAGGCTCATTTGTCAGCCTTTCTGTCGCGAAGGTCGTCTATTTTACGGAATATTTCATTACAGATTTGTTTGATTTCTTGGATGTCGTGCCGGAACTCTTCCTTGGCGACGTAAACGCGAGGAATTTCTGATTCGATCTTATGCAGGTCCGTGCGTAGTTCTTTAACGGCATCCCATAGCTGCCGCCCAAACCAGCCAAGACCTGTCAGAATGATCCCAAAAGCCAAGTTTATGAGGGACTGCGAATCCATCTTGTCATGCCGCCTTCTCCCCCTGCGCCAGAATTGCGTTCTGAATATACTCTAAATTAGCCTTCAGACGTAAGTCACCCGGCTCCATCTCGGCAGCAATTTTTGCTTGATCTAAGGCTATGTCTTTCAGCCCAAGATGCCACGCAGAAATGCTGGCGAGATCATGCGCCCAATAGCCCCAGACAGCCGGGTCACAGGTGTAGACTAGCTGCTTGTCTTTGATCTTCAGCGCCCGCATGGAGGCCGCAAAACACTCCTCCCAGCGGTGCTGCCGATACATCAGCATAGCAAGCTCACACCACGGTTCGCGGGTGTTGGGGGCTTCGCCAGCCGCCATGTAGTACCACTTCTCAGCCTGCGGCAGATCGCCAGTTTCAGCGTAGGACTTGCCCATAAGCCGCATGGCATAGCAACGCTCGTTCTGATTGCTGGCGGCGTTCATGCCGAGATAGGTCGTAAGGGCCTTCTTAGCCTCGTCCCAGCGCCGGTAAAACGTCAGCTCGCGAGCATAGTAGAAGTAGTGATGCGGGTCTGTGGCGTCCTCTTTGACCGCCACTTCCAGCATTTCCATGTACTGACCACGGCTCTTGGTTGGATCAGGATGATGGCTGACCAGAAGATGCGGGCACCACGCAGTGATATGCTCCACGCGCCCGTCTATCCGCAGGTCTTCGTGACAGGGGTGATGCCAGTGATAGCCATGACGGCTATGGATTTTTCGGTAAGGAAACCGAATGTTGTGGCCCCAGTCAAAGTAGTACCACAGGTTTGTGGTCTTACCGGGCACCCAGACCTGCTCAATTTTCTGCTTCCAGCCCGGCTCTAAAACCTCGTCCAAATCCAGCGAAATGCAAATATCAATAGACCGGGGAATAAGAGCAAGAGCAGCATTACGAGCGATGTCAAAGCGCCAAGGATTGACGTAAATGTGGTGGACCTTGGCTCTGCATTCTTCTGCAAGAACAACTGTGTCATCAGTGCTTCCAGTGTCAGCAATGAGGACAAGATCAGCCTCTTTAGCGGACTCGCAGAACCGTTTAACAAACTGTTCCTCGTTTTTGCTAATGGCGTAAATGCAGTACGTCAGTTTAATCTCGTACTTGGAGTAGACGTAAACGCCAATTTCTCCGTCTACGAAAGACCATGTAGGCTTTCCAAAACATAGTTTTACTTCTGCATCTGACCAGTTGTCTTTAACGTGAGCTTCGTGAGGGTTTCCCTCATACTCGCCCTGCGGATAATGCCCAATAGGAATACTGACAATTACAGTGTCAGCCCAGCGTTTAGCTTTGCGGACAAGCGCCTGAGCTTCTTCCTGCGTCATATGCTCAAGAACATCGCCGAGAAAGCAAACATCATATTTTTGATCTGTTTGCCACTCACGCGCATCAGCGACATGCAGATCAGGATACAGGTTCTTCAGGCCATACTTCTCAATGTATGGCTCCCATATCTCGACGCCTGTCCATGCAAGCTTGGGAAAGAGTTTGGCGTAGGTTCCCTCACCAACGCCGATGTCCAGAGCCGTTTTAGGCTGCGGAATCTTTGACATAACCCATTTGATGCTGGGCTTACCAGCCTGAGAGCTAAATGGCATGTGACCCCCTATCAATGCCGGTTAGAAAGTTATGCTACCCGAACCAGTCCAACGGTAAATGCGATAGCCACCAGAAACGGTAATCGTTGGCGATCCTGTCGTTGATGCGGCAGCATTATACGACGATGGGTAGCGTATAATTACAATACCAGAGCCGCCCTGACCGGCTGGTGGATTCCCATCGCCCACGCCGGCCCCTGAACCGCCGCCGGTGTTGGCCGTACCCGGCGATCCAGCGCTGCCGGCGTTGTTCGCGCCATTGCCGCCTCCGCCCAGTCCACCTGT